TTTTAAACTTTTAACATCATCAATAAATCTACGAAGTAAACTTAACTTTTTATCGGATTCGTCGTTAAGTTGTCCGTGATTGTATTGTTGAAGTGCCGCGGTTAAAGCGTAATCTAAATCGTAGTAAGGTTCAGGGTTCCAATAAACCCCTCCATCAAGCATATTTTCAAGTTTTTTGTCAATTAATCTTCTTGGTGCAGATTGAAAAGCTGTAAATGTGTCAAGGTCAGGCATTTTAAACAATTCAGGTATTTGTGATGGTTGAATAACGCCCAAATCTCTCATTTTTTCAACCGAGTCAATCAAATCAGGTATACTAGATGGTAAAGAAGACACAGGAAATATTTTTAATGTATAAGAATCACAAACGTTGGGTATTACTTTTGTTCTAATTTCTTTTAAACCTATGTTTCTATCAAGTGCAGAAATTTTTAAATTAGTCCCTTGTAATTCTTTAAGGATAATATCAGCAAATTGAACGTGAGAATGTTCATAATTTCTTTGAAGTAATTGCCATCTTTCTGATTTAATGTCAGTCATTGTTTTAAGAGCTTCACCGGATTGATTTCCTGTTCCAGTCTTTTGCATTCCTTGAGTGTCCATTGGAGTCAAACCAACTCTTTCATATGCTTTTGCAATAAGACTTTGGAGTTGTGTTGGTAATTCGGGAGGCATACCAGCACCGTTGTGGATAATGGGAGCAATTCCATTTTTTCCATCAAATCCAATACAAGCACCTAATTGATTAGTGATGTGATTTAAATTAATGTTAGAGTTATTATCATAGAATATGCGAGGGACTGATATGATTTTCATAATAGATTGCATAGTAATAAGTATTCTATCAATTTCAGCTTGAATAGAATTCAATTCATCTACAACGGATTGTCCTAACCATCCTATAATTGGTTCATTGTAATCGCATTTTAAAACAGGAAAATAATCTTTGTTCCATTCTTCATCAACAAGATCAACGTTTTCAATACAAATTACATGTCTGCCTTTTTCTTTGTATGTGTTTTTACACCATGATTCTAATACAACTATCATTGGAGTATAATTTCGTTGAGTTGCTTCAGATACAACTTGAGTCGGACAAGTTTCTATTTGCATTTTAAATTTAGGATATTTTTCAACCATTACAGCAACTGGAATACTTTTACGATGAATCATTTTATACGGTTCGTTGTAGAACCCATCCGCTGTATCAACAATAATTTCATCTACTCGAACTCTATCAATTCTTATATCGCCGTTTTCTTTAATAACTTTTAAATAACCAGCGTTAGAAATCATAGCGTCTCTGTAAGCAAGGTTAATTTTATGACTCACATCGTATTTGTGAAAAATACCCTTAAGTAAATGATTTAAATCTTCTGCAAGTTTTCTACCTTTTGCGTTTCCTTTTGAAGTTACTGCTTGAGGAACTGCTTGAATAGATGCAAGTTTAGCTGTAAGTGTGTCAATAATTGCGGCGGTAATGTTAAAATTTAATCGTGTGAAATTTGCAGAAGTTGAATTAGGTACATCTCTGTTCATATAACCTGTGGAACTTGTATTCATTAAACCTCGGTTGAGGTATGTACTCATTCCATTTAATGCATTGTAATTTACAGTTGTTCCTACGTTTCGATCAAACTCATAAACTTGAGCGTATAAAGATTGATGAACTTCATGTTTTTGTGCATTTACCCAATCTGGATAAGTTATTGAATCATATGTTTTCATTATAGTTCCTTTATTTTAAATCATCATAAGCTTTTTTTGTTATCAAAAATAACGTTTCATTTTTTTCATTATATACCGCGTAAAAATCTCCTTTTCCAATTTTTTTTATTAAAGACACTTTAATTATTTGACCGCTTTTAGCCCATATCTCTTCAATGCATTGTTCTTTTGATTTAAAAACAGGTATTTGTGGTTTTTCTTTTTCTCTTCTTCTAAATCTTGTTAATACATCCATTTATTGTCCCATAAATCTGTTTAAGTCTGAATAAAAAGAATCGCCATTCCTTGAATATTTGTCTTCAATATCTTTAGCTACAATTGTTGCTATCATTTCTCTTTCAACATCTTCTTGTGTCTTTATTATTTTAACTGGTATTTTTTCTGTGTATCCTAAGGCTTCTCTGTATGCATATAAAGTTGCATCTAATTGGTCACACTTCATACCTTCTTGCTCTCTTGTTCGTTCTTCATTCCAAACTACATTTCGCATTTCTTTTTGAAGTTCCAGTGTAGTTTCTGGGTGAAGAACTAATGACTTATTAACTAAAGCATCATTTAAAATCTCAATATAGTGAGCTTTGTTGGTTTTTTGTGCCGAATCCATAAAAATTCCGTATTTTTCTTTAAATTCAAGCATCATTATTTTAGAAGCACCTGCAGGGTCCCCCACAATAGCGACAGGTTTGTATTTGTATTTTAACCTTTGAAGTTGTTGGGCAATCTGACTGACAGAACTTTTTGTAATCCCAAAACATTCCAATACATAAGTCTTTGGATTATTCTTTGCCCATGCTATAACGCTAAATGCAGTCTCATCATTAAATCCAAAGTCAATACCAATGACTGACCGCCAATTATCTTGAGAATAATGTGATATTGGAAGTTCTGTAAAGAATGAGCGAATCATCAATGATTCATCATCCGCACACCATTCTCCAAGGTATTCTCTTCTAAATTTCGGATGAGCTCTGTCACATTGCTTTCGAAGACAAAATAGTTCAGCGTCTTTACTGAAATTATCTCTCATGTATGGATTATCAAAAGCGGTCCATCGTTTAACAATCCATATCGGCTCTGTCCCTTGAGTTACGTCGTAGAACATTCCAATACAATGAGCCGCTGGAGTTCCAATCAACATTAATTGCCCTTGATGATCCGATAACGCCGGTCCTACAATTTCATCAACAAGATAGTGAAGAATTTTCTCAGAAAATGAAGCGGCTTCATCGATTATGCAAAACAAAAGTTTGATTCCTCGAAATGTTTCTATTTTATGAATGTGATTAGCTCCGCAAACAAGAAGCTTACTTCCATTGTCAAAAATAATCTCATCTCGATTCACTTTGCATTTGATTTTATACCGAGTAACTAACGGCATAATAGTCGGCATAAATATATCTTCAACGCTTCTGTCAGTAAGAGCAAGATACAATCCAATCGATCCAGGAACGTTTAATAACTCCTGCATAGCTTTAACTGCACAAACAGTAGTTTTGCCTGCTCTTCGTGAACAAACAGCCGCAATAAAGCGGCTAGGAGACAAAGCAAATTCAAGCTGTTTGTCAAAAAGCTCACGATAAAGAGGCGCTGATTTATAAAATTGTTCAAGTAATTGTGGATTAGTCATCAGATTCCTGAAAAACTACATAAGAAATTTTGTTGATCGGTATAAACACAGATGAAGCAACAAAATAACCCTCAGGATTTCTTTGATATACAATATTGTATTGTGAACTATAAAAAACTTTAGAATCTGCTAAAGCAGCAATTGGAATATCTGTCACTAAATAATCAATTTTCATCTTTTATCTCCTTTATTTTTTTTCTAACTATTTGTGTTTTTTCTTTTTTCTCAAATTCATTTTCATACATGAACTCAGCTACATAAGCAGAGGGGATACCGACTTTGTTGTCTACAAAAAAAACTTGACGAACTGCATCAAATTGTATGTTGTGTTTAGCTCCGTCGATCGATGTTGAATGACCGATATATTGTGTAACTGATCTAAGTATCAATTTAGTTATCTTCATTTAAAAAATCCTCCAAAAATTTGTTTTCTATTTCGCATTTTCCTCCCTTAACTAAATTAAGTCCAAATTTTGTAGGAAATTGTATTGTAACTTTCTCTTTCTCATTAATAAGAAACGGAATTAATAAATTCTTCTGCACTCCAAGCAATCTGTAACTATATTTTGTATAGCCAAAGAAAATATGATTTTGAGAGGGATTTGCTATAAGATAGCTGATGATATTATTAGTGTCATTCTTATGACAAGCTACAAAAATACTGTAGTTTGGGTTCTTTAAAACATTTAAAATCATTTTTTCGTATAGTTTATGAGCGTATGATTGATTTTGTCCAAGGGTAATTGATTCTTTGTAGCGTATAAGACAAGTGGTAAATGAATCTAAGATGAATTGTAAGTCTTCTTGTTGAACTTGTCTTACTGAGACTAAGTCAACTATACTCTGTGCCATTCATTTACCCACTTTCAACGTCTAATGGTTTTAGGTTTGCTTAGATATTCGGTCAGTCAATGCTTGATACAAACTTTGTTTAATTGAGTTCATACTTTCAGCATTAGTACCGAGATTTTGTTGATTAATTTGAATTTGTGGAGCTTCTATCTTGCAAATGTCTGCTAAATCTTTAAGAGCTCTAATTTCTTGAGTATCGAGCGGAGCTCCTCGCGACAATTTCTCAATATATTTTTCAGCTTGCATGCGAGCTGCGATCAAAACAGCATTATGAACATCTGCATTTGTTGCTTTGCCTTTTAGGGCTGCTTTCTTAAAAATGATATGAGTTCGATCATTTATCTCAGAAATGACAATTTGCTCATGTTTTTTTACGTCAGACACTCAATCTCCAAAAAATTAAGCAACAAAGACCCCTTAACGATAAAACGTAAAGTAAGTTAAATAAAAAAGTCAATAGCCTAAAAGTTTTACTAACCTTTTATAATAAAACCAAAAAATATAAACTATAAGTTTAAAAAGCTTTTACACAAAATTAATTCTAAATAAAAAAAAATAAATAAATATAATTATAATTATTTTAAAATATGAGTTAAGTTTGACAATGAATTACCATTTTAGTAAATTGCTTTAGCTTAGTTAGCAATAATGTTAATAGCACTAGTAATAGCTATAGATATAATAATAGTATTATTACTAGTAATACCTATATTTATCTCAATGGAAGGAGATGATTGTTTATGTTCGTTTTGAATAAGAAGGGTGAGTTGTGTAGGAAGCATCCAGGAGCAGGCAGACCTGTGGCGGTTAACGAGACGGAGCTGAAGTTTCAATGGATGAAAGAGAAAGGGTTAAGCTTAGATGAGACAGAGTCAGAATTGTTTCAACTTAAGCAAACTCTAGCTGAACCTGAGCAAGAGAATATTTCTGATTCTCTCATACGAGTAATCGAAAGACACGATATTTTTAAGACGATAAAAATATTTGTTTCAAGTAAAGTTGTACTGGTCTGGCAGAAAGGCTTAAAAACGGTCCTAATAGGCTCGTACGACAGTTTAAACGCAAGGAAGATGGATACTATACTATCGGAGCATGATAGTGAGTCCTACGGTCAATTTATCGAAGATTTGGCCCCCTTGCTTTGCCCGAAGAATCCTCTCAAAGTTTCTGGAACAGAGTGTTTGGATTTCGCGATCAATCACCTAAAGCGAAATCCCAACATACCCCGAATCGAGCTATCGACTGAAGATATACTACCAACATTGGTACAAACTGTCAATCTTCCGTCGCTGTATAAAATTCCTTTTGAACAAGCACAAGTAGAATTTACTCAACTCAATAGCTATCTTCAAGATTTCTTACTTAGAGTAGATAATCACAAACACTTGTGTGCCATTATTTGGGGTCAATTTACAGGACGCCAATGGCCTTATATCTGCTACCTGTACGGTAAAGATGGTAGGGAAGGAAAAACGTTGTTTATCAATATGGTAGGTAAGTTATCAAAATCATTTGCAAATCTTACCGATGACTCTAGATTTTCTATTTTTTCACTGTATGGAAAATCGATTATACTTGTTCCGGAAAATGACAAAGCAAGACTAATGTCTAGTAAAACTATAAAAGCAATCACAGGTGGGTCACTTCTTGCTATTGAAGAAAAAGGC